CAAAAGGCGTCAAGCAAAAAAGAACGGGGCCAGAAAAATCCAGCCCCGCTCTCCACACACAACAACGAAAGTGTATCCCTACGAACTACCAACCTCGTAAGGAATACCCAGTTTTACCAAGACGTGACGGTGCTTGTCAAGCCATCGTTTACACTCTTGTTCACTTTTTCCGACAAAAATTGTAACGAGGCGCAGATAGTCTACGGCCTGCTTCTTCTTGACAAGTTCACGGCTTGTCTCCCCGATGCGTACGGACGACACTGGAGCGACAACCTCCCACCGCCATCGGTTGACAATCTCTATCTCTAGGGGCTTGGTCTTCAGGTTATTCTTCATCAGGTACATCCTCGTCTAGGGCGTCCAAGTATATGTCGATACCCTCACGCATCAAGTCAGACACAGCAACTTGTTCCCTGCTTGTCTTCTGTAAGCGTTCAGAATGTGCAGCCAGTCTCTCGTACTGTTTGACTGACATCAACAGACTATAGGTCTTTGTCGGTTCGTCTATCTTCGCTGGTCTTCCCATCACGAATGTCCTTCTTAGCTTGTTTGTCTTTTTCTTTGGTACGTTTGTCAGGTATTACTTGTTTACCATACTTACGTAACTCTTTAGCTATAGGGTTGATTCTATTGATCTTTTTCATAACAGGGTATTCCCTATAGGGTGTTGTTCTTTGTGTGTAGCTGGTTTGTCAACAGGGGTCAAGGGATTTTTCGTGTTGACAAGATTTGCCATGTCGATTATGCAGGGGGCATGTCTTCTGACAAACAAGGAACGCAACGATGAAATCACCAGCTTGGTTATGTGGGTACGTTGAGTCACTCGACTTCCCTGCGCTGACAAGATACAGATCAGACTGTCCTGTCTGCGGCAAGAAGAATACATTTAGCGTCACCGACGACGGAATGCAACGCCTGTGGTATTGTTTTCACGCTGACTGTAACGTGTCTGGTCGCACAGGTATCACTCTGACAAAGGAACATGCCAGCCGTGCCCTGCGTGGGTCGCAGGCTTTGGTGCCTGCTCCTTTCCGTACTAATAACACTTACGAGGTGCCCGACACATTTGTCAGTCTTTCTCGCAGCTTAGACGCGGAACTTTATGTTAAACGTGTACATGCGTACGATGCGTATCTGTCGGGTAAGGCTGACATTCGGTACGACTTCAAGCGTAATCGTGCAGTATTTTTAATCAAAGATGGCAATAGGGTTGTCGATGCAGCGGGGAGATCATTAGATGATAGAAGTCCTAAGTGGTATAGGTACGGAGATAGCAAACGTCCTTTTGTATGTGGCTCTTCTTCTGCCGTCATTGTTTGCGAAGATTGCGCTAGTGCTTGCAGTGTGTGTTCTGTGGCGACGGGTGTAGCCCTCTTAGGAACTAATCTTCTTAGCGAACACGTCGATGTATTGAAACAATATGACCGTGTGTTCGTCGCCCTTGACAAGGATGCCACTGACAAGGCTATTACGATGGTACGTGCGCTACACACCCACGTGCCTACAAAGCTTATGGTTCTTCGAACCGACTTGAAAAACATGCAAAAGGACGAACGTGATGACTTCCTACGATCCTACATCGATAGATAAACAACTACTGGGCTTCTGCCTCAACTCTGAATTCTTCTCGAACGTGGCTAACACGGTGACACGTGAGATGTTCACCAAAGAGATGCGTGATGTGTTCGACGTGATATCCCACGCGCACACTACCTACGAGAACGACATCACTGTTGGTGAACTTGCCATCCTGTTCAATGATCGCAACCCTGCTATGCCGGACTCCACACGAGAGCGGGCACAGGAACTGATCGTCACCCTAGAGCAGGGCAATCCACACAACATGGACATGCACCTCGACATGGTGCGTAACTTCTGGCTGCGTGATCGTGCCCGTATAATTGGTGAGAAGGCCATTGAGATATTCACGGGTGAGAGCGAGGACTTCGGTGAGTTGCGGGCTATGGTCGAGTCTGTTGAGGATGGACGCATGTCTGACCGCACCACCTATGAAGAGGTGACGGACAGTCTCGACGAACTGCTCGACGCAAACACCGGAGAACCTGACTTCCCTTTTGAGTTCGGCCTGATCAACGAGCGTGTGGCTGGCCTTGATCGTGGCAACTTGGGTATTATCTTTGCCCGTCCGGAAGTGGGCAAGACGACATTCTGCTGCTTTCTCGCTGCCTCGTACGTACGGGCCGGACACAAGGTTGTCTACTGGGCAAACGAGGAGCCTGCTGAGAAGATCAAGCTGCGCCTCATCCAGTCGTTCTTCAACATCACACGCAAGGAACTCGACGACAATCGTGCCAAGTACACACCGATGTACGAGCGTGACGTGATGCCATACCTCAAGGTAATGGCTGCTGTGGGCATGGGCGTCGAGGAAGCTGACGCATACGCAAAGCTGAACAAGCCAGACATCATGTTCATGGATCAGCTTGACAAGTTCCGCATATCTGGCGAATACAACCGTGGTGACGAGCGGCTCAAGGAGACGTATGTTCACGCCCGTGAGATTGCCAAGCGCAACAAGATGCTGGTGTGGGCTGTTAGTCAGGCATCGAACGACGGGCATGACCGGCAGTTTATCGACTACAACATGATGGACAACTCAAAGACCGGCAAGGCTGGCGAGGCTGACATCATCATCGGCATTGGCAAGACAGGGGCGAGTGATGTTGAGAACATCGTGCGTCACATCTGCATCTCAAAGAACAAGATCAACGGATGGCACGGCCCCATCAACGCACAGATAGATGTTCAGCGTGGGGTGTACTACTGATGACTACGGATAGGTACAAGAAATACAGACGTAGGCATTGGATAAGTATGTACAAGATCAAGAAGGGATGCTCTGTGTGTGGCTACAATGAAAACCCCGTAGCCATGCACTTTGATCACAAAGACCCCAAGACTAAAAAGAAATCAATAGCGCACATGCTAGAGTATGCAATCAAAACGCTGATAGAGGAGATAAGAAAATGCGATGTTTTATGTGCAAACTGCCACTGCATCAAAACACACAGAGAACGTGTGTTGGACGGGAGCCGACATGAGCAACCACCAAAACGAAGAGATACTTGAAAACCTGTACGACGAGGAGTACGTTCGCGTACGTAAGCGTTGGCCTATGCTATCAGACGAACACACAGAGAAGTTCGCTGCATACTTTGCACAGAAGCGGTTCGAGGAGGAGTCGGAATGAACGTCCTGACCTTTGACGTAGAGACAACCCACACGGGCAAGCCCAACGGTGGCACGACTGCGTTGCCCTACTTCGGTAACCGCCTTGTGTCGATAGGCTACAAGTGGCTGGGTGAAGACAATGTATTCTACCACTGCTACTATCACGAGACTGAGCCACCCACGCCCAACGCAATGCACAGCTTTCAGACTGCCCTCTACTGCGCCGATGTGGTCTTGGGCCAGAACATCAAGTTTGACTTGCAGTGGATACGTGACTGCGGGTTCATATACAAGGGAGACATCTATGATACTATGGTTGCGGAGTATGTTTTATCAAAAGCGAGACGCTGGCCTCTTGGACTTGCTGCTCTTGCAAAAAAGTATGACACAGTGCAAAAGGAGAAGGACCTTGTTCAGCCGTATCTGGACGGGGGCAAGACGTTCTACGAGATACCGTGGGAGATAGTACGAGAGTATGGCATTGCTGACGTGATAAGCACGGAGCAAGTAGCCCTGAAACAACTGGATGCCTTTGGCACTACATTCGAGGACTTATACAATGACGAACGATCTACTGCCGACACTGCGCTTGTCGTTTGAAATGGCCGACACACTGGCCCGCATCGAACGCAACGGATTGCGGGTCAACCTAGATACACTACAAGAGATTGAGAAGCAGTACCAAGAGGAACTCGACGCACTCGAACTGCGCCTCAACGAGATGGCACGTGAGGCTATGGGTGACACGCCCATCAGTCTGACCAGCCCAGACGACAGGTCGATGCTTCTCTACTCTCGCAGGGTAAGAGACAAGAAGGCGTGGTCACAGATGTTCAACTTGGGCATGGAGCGTCGTGGTGCCACGATGAAGCCCAAGCAGCGCACACGCATGTCAGGCAAGGACTTCCGCCTCGCTGTACGCAACAACACGGATGTCGTATATAAGACAATTGGTGAGCAGTGTCGCACCTGTGTCGGATTCGGCAAAGTTCGACCTGTACGCAAGGACGGCACACCAAGCAAGGCTCTGCGTATCTGTAAGACATGCGGCGGCAAGGGTGTGGTCTATCGCCCGACAAGTGAGGTGGCAGGCTTCAAGATCGTACCGCGCAACGTGCGTGACGTGGCATCTGCTGGCTTCAAGACGGACAAGGACACACTGGCTGAACGCGAACTCGAACTGTCGGGTCCGGCCCGTGAGTTTGCATCGTCGTACGTGCGCTACAATGCGTTGCGTATGTATTTGGGAACCTTCGTAGAGGGGATGAAAAACAATGTCGATGACTACGGAATCGTACATCCGGAATTTATGCAGTGTGTTACGGCGACGGGTCGCCTTTCGTCTCGTAACCCGAACTTTCAGAATATGCCACGTGGTAATACCTTCGAGATACGCAAGGTTGTCGAGAGTCGCTTTGAGGACGGCAAGATCATTGAGGGCGACTACTCGCAACTCGAATTCAGAGTCGCAGGATTTCTAGCCAATGATCAGCAGGCGTACGATGATGTGCGTATCGGCACTGACGTACACAGCTACACTGCTGGTGTCATAGGCTGCTCACGTCAAGAAGCGAAGGCCCACACCTTCAAGCCTCTCTATGGTGGCACTACGGGCACAGAGGCCCAGCAACGCTACTACAGGGCCTTCAAGGAGAAGTATGGGGGTGTATCCCTCTGGCATGAAGACTTGCAGCGAGAGGCCGTCGAGAAGCGCGTAGTGACGCTTCCGTCTGGCAGGCAGTATGCTTTCCCTGATGCGCGGTGGACAAAGTACGGCACGGCTACACACAGGACAAACATATGCAACTATCCTGTGCAGGGGTTCGCAACCGCCGACCTCTTGCCCGCTGCCCTCGTTCGCCTCGACAGCCTGTTCATAGAAAACAAACTACAGTCTGTGATATGCAACACGGTCCACGACTCGATTGTAATTGACTGTCACCCAGATGAAAAAATCATTTGCGTCAAGCTGATGCGGGATGCTATGCTCTCTCTACCTGAAGAGACGATACGACGCTATGGTGTCGAGTATGACATGCCCGTCGAGATTGAGATAAAAATGGGCGATAACTGGCTTGACTTGCACGTCGTAGAGTAGTAATATCTATCTACCAACCCTAGAACGTAAAGGAGATCGAAGGATCATGTTAGGGACAGAACTAATGGAAATGGACAACGACCTTGATAACATCGTAGCGGCTATGTCGAGCGATAACGTCGAGGAGATGATGAAGCTTACTGGACAGGGTGGCGGTGCCACTGAGAAGGTCGGGCTTCCTCGTTTGAACATCAACTACGATCAGGAGACGGACGACGGTCACAACCTCACACGGGGCGACTGGAAGATGTTTCTCAACGGTCAGTACATCTTCGCCAAAGAAGTCAAGCTTCGAGCGTTGCTGCGTACCTACGAGTATTCTATGTGGGATGCAGAGGCTAACGAGGGCAAGGGCGGCTTCTCATGCAAGTCAGTCCAGAAGACTTCATTTGGCGGTGGATTCCCCGACACGCAGGGCGGTAACAAGTGTGGTCGCCTCACTCGTGACGAGGAGGATGCACTCGACAAGGATGACGTGCGATACCTGACCTCTCGTGCCGTCGTCTGTAATCAGGTCATCTATGGACGCATCAGTGGCACGTTCCACTCTGCGGATGGTACGCCTGTCGAGGTGACCGACGAGCCGGTGATTGCTTACTTCAAGCGATCAGGGTTCAAGCCTATCGCAGACTTCATTCAGGGTCTGACGAAGCAAAACAAACTGATGGCGCAGACCAGCATCTTGCTGCGTACGAACCGTCAAAAGAAGGGCAGCGTGACCTACTGGACGCCGATGCCTACGTTCGATAGCACTGTAGCTATCACGGACGACGATAAGGAACTGTTGGGAACTTTTGCGGAAACCGTCAAGGGTCACAACGAAAACGTAATGAATGGGTACAGGGAAGCATCTAAGCTGATGTCAGACGATAGCGATATCGATCTGGCTGCGGATTTCAAAGATGCTGACGCTGCTTAACATTCAGGACTACATGTCTAAGGCTTTGCGGGGGGAGACCAGCGCTTCCCCCGCAGGTCTTTCTGCGTTTGTAGAAGAGACGAGACACTCAGTAAACAGGCAACTCACTGAAAAGCGCGGTGAGTATCGCATACGTATGTCCGGCTTGGGTCGCCCCCTATGCCAGCAAGTCCTAGAGAAGAAGGGCATCAAGGAGTCGATGCAGTACAATACGCTGTTTCGATTTATCTTCGGTGACATCACAGAGGCTATCCTCATGCTTGTCATGCGAGAGGCGGGCGTGGACATCGTTGATTCACAGCGTCAGGTCGAACTGAAGGTGGGTGATCAAACGATCAAGGGCACACTCGACGTAATCATACGTGACGAGACCGGCACAGAGAAGGTGTGGGACATCAAGTCAGCAAGTGACTGGGCGTTCAAGAACAAGTTCACTGGGTTCGGTGGCTACGATGGCCTCAAGGAAGATGATCCCTTTGGATACGTCATGCAGGGCTTCCTCTACTCTGCGGCGACGGGCATGCCATTCGGCGGATGGATCGTGGTCAACAAGTCGAGCGGCGAGGTGGCTATGGTCGAGGCACCGGAGTGGCAGGATGAGGACCGTGCCAAATATTTGGCGGATGCTGAGGAGCGTGTCAAATTCCTGACAGACCCCGACGTTAAGGAATTCAAACCCTACCCCGATGAGTTCGAGACGTACCGCCGCAAGGGTGAAACCCTGCGTACAGGCAACAAGGTCTTGGCAAAGGAATGCAATCTGTGTGGCTTCCGCAGTCACTGCTGGCCGAAAGCAGAACTGCACCCCCGTGTGACATCACAGGCCAAGTCGCCGCCACAGGTGTGGTACACCAAGCTGAAGACAAGGGAGGTGTGATATGCCCTACCTGTTCGTACGAGACTACGAGATAGAACTGATGGAGATGAACAAGGAACTGCATCACGTCTATGTCGAGTCTCACGGCGGCAGTGGCGGGGAGCGTAAGCTTGTTCGTCTTCGCATGAATGAGCGGGGTCTCCCCCTCACACTGCGCGACAACTACAGTGAGTTGGGTACGCTGTCTTCGGGTACCGAAAAGCGTGACATCACCACACTCGAATCTGAATTGCAGAAGATAGGAAGAGTAGCACACTCTGGAGCAAACGTATGCGTCCCACTGAATCGTTTGACAAACGAACTATCTATAATCGAAAAACTTTCCCCAAGAGTGGCAGGGTACGTGATACAAAGAATGGGGTCGATAGGAATGCAGATATGAAGCGCGGCAATCGCAAGGCAGGGTTCCGGTCTAACTTCGAGTTAGGCATAGCGAAAAAGCTGAGTAGCAAAAAAATTCCATACGAATATGAGAGCCTACGACTTACGTACGTGCCCAAGCCCCGCACCTACACACCAGACTTTCATCTTACCAAGCAGAACATAATCATCGAAGCGAAGGGATACTTCGACAAGGGTGACCGTGTTAAGATGCTTCTGATCAAGGAGCAGCATCCTGACTTGGACATTCGTATTGTTTTCCTGAATGCACGGAATAAGATTTACAAGGGAAGCAAGACCACGTACGGTGCGTGGGCAGAGAAGAATGGATTCAAGTGGGCAGAGGGTTCGATCCCAGAGGAGTGGCTAAAAGATGACAACGATTGATGAGGGTGAATTCGAAAAGGCAACCCTGATGCCTAACCGCTGGTACATTATCCTGCGTAAGATCGACGAGGAAAGCTTCCAAGTGTCTGCGTACGATACGACCACAGACGACGACGAAGAGTTCTACGAGGCCGGTACGATTGTGACGAACGGCATGATGGAACTCCTAGAGTCTGACTTCGACAGAGTGATGGAAGCAGGCTTGGCGCGGCTGGCCTTCGAGAGTGTCAAGGAGAAGATGCTTGACGAGGTGGACAACGACAACGGCCCCGTCGTAAAGCACGAAGACGGTACGAACATAGTCAAGATAGATTTTGGTAAGACGCAATGATCAAAGAGAACTGGACCCTCAACAACTATCAGATGCAGGCTCGTGAGTTTGCCATCTACCCAGAGGACATGAAGATCACCTACCCCACTCTGGGCCTAGCCGGTGAGGCGGGCGAGGTGGCAGACAAGGTGAAGAAGGTCTACCGTGACGGGCGTGACGACTCACGGTTCAAGGGGGAGATAGCAAAAGAGATCGGTGACGTTCTCTGGTATTGCGCTGCCCTCGCAGATGATCTAGGGTTTTCTTTGCAGCAGATTGCAGAGATGAATATGTACAAGCTGAAGTCTCGCAAGGCTGCTGGTAAGATACAGGGTGATGGAGACAACAGATGAGACACGACGAATACATGAAGATACGCAACGAGGATTACTTGGGGGAGAAGAGCAAGGATGTCGATAACGTCAATCACCCGCCACACTACAATCAGGCAGGTATCGAATGCCTTGACGCAATCGCAGCGGCGACAGGCGACGGCTTCCAATACTACCTACAGGGAAACATCCTCAAGTACCTCTGGCGGTACAGATACAAAAACGGAATTGAAGACCTCAAGAAAGCACAGTTCTACCTAAACAAATTGATCGCAACAAAGGAAGATAACAATGAATAATATGCTACCAACAACCTACCAACAGTTTATCCACAAGTCACGCTATGCACGTTGGCTTGATGACGAGGAGCGTCGTGAGAACTGGGACGAGACCGTGTATCGCTATACAAACTTCATGGCGAACCACGTCAAGGACAAGCACGGCTTCGACATACCCCGTGACGATCTTCTCGACATTCACGATGCCGTGATCGGACAGGAGATCATGCCGTCTATGCGGGGCATGATGACAGCAGGCTCTGCTCTCTCAAGGGACAACATCTGCGGCTATAACTGTAGCTACATCCCTGTGGACAGCCCCCGCTCGTTCGACGAGTGCATGTACATCCTGATGTGTGGCACGGGTGTCGGATTCTCTGTGGAGCGTGAGAACGTGGACAAGCTGCCCGTGATCAGTGACGCTATGCACGAGACGGACACGGTGATACGTGTGGGTGACTCCAAGCCGGGGTGGGCCAAGTCTCTGCGCGAACTGATTGCGCTGCTCTACGCTGGGCAGATTCCTCAGTGGGACCTGTCCGCTGTGCGTCCGTCCGGTGCGCGGCTCAAGACGATGGGCGGCAGGGCATCTGGCCCCGGACCCCTAGATGATCTGTTCCACTTCACAGTCGAACTGTTCAAGAAGGCACAGGGTCGTCGCCTCTTCCCTATTGAGTGTCACGACCTGATGTGCAAGGTCGGTGAAATCGTAGTCGTTGGGGGCGTACGTCGCTCTGCTCTCATCTCCCTCTCGAACCTCAACGACGATCAGATGGCACATGCCAAGTCTGGTGCGTGGTGGGAGAACGAGGGGCAACGTGCCCTCGCAAACAACTCCGTAGCCTACAAGGGCAAGCCGGAGATGGGCACGTTCATGCGCGAGTGGCTGGCTCTCTACGACTCGAAGTCAGGTGAGCGTGGCATCTTCAACCGTGATGCAGCAGACAAGCAGGTCGCCCGCAATGGACGCCGTGAGACAGGGCACATGTGGGGCACGAACCCCTGCTCTGAGATCATCCTGCGTCCCTATCAGTTCTGCAACCTGTCAGAGGTGGTCGTGCGTGAAAGCGACACGCTGGAGTCCCTGAAGCGCAAGGTGCGCCTCGCTACGATCTTGGGCACCCTACAGTCAACCCTAACCGATTTCAAATATCTGAGGAAAGTATGGCGGGACAACACAGAAGAAGAACGCCTCTTGGGCGTATCCTTGACTGGTATCATGGATCACTCAATTTTATCGAAGACCGTCGATTCCCCTCGTTGGCTCGAAGAGATGAAGCAAGTCGCCGTAGAGACGAATCGCAAGTATGCAAAGATGCTTGGAATCCCACAGTCCGCTGCCATCACCTGTGTCAAGCCATCGGGCACTGTGTCTCAACTCGTAGACGCCGCTAGTGGTATCCACGCCCGTCACAATGACTACTACATTCGTACGGTGCGCGGAGACAACAAGGACCCCTTGACACAGTTCCTAAAGGAGCAGGGTGTGTACAGTGAGGCGTGTGTGATGAAGCCGGACTCGACGACTGTCTTCTCGTTTGCTATGAAGTCACCAGAGGGTGCCGTCACACGGACACAGATGACAGCCATAGAGCAGCTTGAGTTGTGGAAGACGTATGCTGTTCACTGGTGTGAACACAAGCCGTCTGTGACCATCACAGTCAAGGAAGACGAGTGGATGGACGTGGGTGCGTGGGTGTATGAAAACTTCGACGTGGCATCAGGGGTATCCTTCCTGCCGCATTCAGATCACACCTATCAGCAGGCACCCTATCAGGACATCGAAGTCGATGACTACTTGGAGTGGCAGCAGGAGCGGGGCAGTCTGATTATCGACTGGACTGCACTGTCAGAGTACGAGAAGGAAGACAACACATCCGGATCACGTGAACTGGCGTGTACTGCGGGCGTGTGTGAAGTGGTAGACTTGAATGCCGCCTAAGAAGGAAAAGAAAAAGCCACCCCTCGTGTGGAAGAGAGGTGACGGATGGGTTCAGTACGACCCCCATCCTCACCATCCCTGCTATGAGGAGTGGATGCTGAAACGTGAGAAGTATGAGCAAGAGAAACAAGCCTAATCCCTACACAGGGAATCCTATGTACTACAAGGACAATCCTGAAGCTGTGAAGAAGCGGGACTCCCAGCGTATGTACGTAAACGGCAAGGAAATTTCTAAGCTTCACCCCCTGCACAAGCCGGGGAAGTACCGATCTCTGGATGACGCATGGTCTCACGAGAAGATCGAAAGCACGAAGGAGGGTGAGGTGTATGCCATCACCAATCCAGCGTGGCCTGAGTGGATAAAGATCGGCAAGGCAGTTAGGGCGGATGACCGCCTCAACGGCTATCAGACTTCATCCCCACACAGAGACTATGAGATTCTTGCACGTATATCTGCGGACAATCGGCACGAGAAAGAACTTGAAATGCACAAGCGTTTCGAGGACAATGCCAGTGACCGCAAGGGTGAGTGGTTCAAGACCGACGAGTCCACAGCAATTCTTTTATTCCTAGAGGAAACCGATGCTACAAGTAAAGATAACTCCTGAGATCATAGCACGTGCCAAAAAGAAAGCTGCCACTGTAGGCAATCTACAGGGCAGCATCACAGGTAGCTTGAGTCATGTTGTCGGTGCGATAGGCGAGATCATCGTGGCTGACGCTATGGGCGCAGACCAGTCGAATACCTACGACTATGATTTGGTGAGGGACGGGGAGCGGATCGACGTGAAAACGAAACGCTGCAATACCCGTCCCTTTCCACACTACGATTGTTCGGTGGCTGCACACGGGGCCAAACAGGATTGCGACAGTTATGTGTTTGTACGCATCCTGACCGATTCATCGCAGGCGTGGATACTGGGCAAGATTCCGAAGCAGGACTTCTACACGAAGGCAACGAAATACCAGAGGGGCGACGTAGACCCCGCAAACGGCTTCACGTTCAAGGCCGATTGTTACAATCTACCTATTAGTGAGTTGTCTGATGTCAAACAAAGCGTCTCTGTTTAAGTTCGAAGCGAACCTCCTTACCAACGGAAAGGTCGAGTTGCTCTGTGAATCTGTGAGGCCCGAAGAGTTCGAGGGCGTTATCAACAACGGCTTGCCGGAGTATGACGGGGCACACTCCATAGCAAGCCTGTTGAGATACTTGAAGTCTTGGTCAGATGAGGCGATAGATAAGTCGGCCAGATATATCTAGCTTTTGCCCTTGCCGTCTGCAGCAAAGTCAGGGACCATCTTACCGGCTTTGTTCTTGACCATAGTCATTCCGCCGCCTGCCATCATTTTCGGACCCTGCATCATCGTGTTCTGCATCTGATTCTGCTGGCCCTGTGTGGCTGTCATCATGCCCCCCGCTTGAGCCTTCTTGCGGGTTTTCTTTTTGGTGGTGGCCATGCCGCCGTACATCATAGGCTTACGCTTTGCAGCCCCGCCGTACATCATGCCCTTGCGCTGGCCGTTATTGTACATTTTCATCGTCTTGTTCCTTTTTAGGGTTGTAATATGCTGCTTCTACTGCTTCTTGCGGCACGTAGTCTGGTGCCCGTTCAGTCTTCTTCAAAAGTTCCCTGACAGTAACGGATGTCACTATCGTAGAGAATGTGCGGACATCTGCTTCCGTCAAGAGTTCTGGGTCTTTCATAAGAAGCTGCATTATTCTTGCCCCCTCCTTACTGCCCGCTGCTATCTCAAATGCAGATACCTTCTGCTCTTCCAGAATACGGAAAGCAAACTCCGCCCCAACGTAGGTGGGACTGACCATGCCACGTGCCACGTTAAATGCACGACTGATCATCTCATTGGGAGATATTCCCCGTATGCCCTTCTGTGTAAATCCTGCCAGAGATGTGCCTGATGAAATCACCATCATATCGGCCATATCCTGCATATATTGAATATGATCGTCACTCAATACATTTCTTAGGATTTTTAAAGTGGATGGGTCTTTCAAGTCGCTTGCCATCTGTGCAGCATTAGTTGCAGTTTCTATCTGCTTAACGCTTCCGTCAAAGGATTTAAATGTTGCCTCAGAACTAGGAGACACTTTTGCTCGTGCAAGTAAGCCGTTAGTCACCATGTAGGCAAAACTCTGGTTAAACACTTCTTCTGCTTCTTCTGGACTTACGTTCCTTTCAGCCGCAGAGTACCCCTCCATGAACTTTTGCTTCAGAGTATCGAACTGTCCCTCATTGTAGTTCAACACATACTTTTCATAGAATTGAGCAGGATCGGGAAGCCTAGATGCCTCTTCAAGTTTCTGTGCACCCCTTTTATCTCTGGCAATTTCAAGTTTGCCAGCCTCTGCTACGTCCGAAGTTTCGTCGTTTACAAACTGTACAAACTTTTCGTACTTTTTACGAACGTCGGCATCCAGTTCGACCAGCCTCACAATATCGTTTTCTTCGGATATTAGCCGTTCCATGTTGAACCACTGTCTAGGTTCAAGTTCGCCGCTGGCTGTTTTTACGTATACTGTGAGTTCGCCCTCAAGCTGTCTCATGTTTTCTATACGAGAGAAGTCGTACGCTCCCCCTACGGGACCGGACCCTGCACTGCTCGTGGCACCCAAACTTCCCAGCTTCAGTTTGTCTAGGGTGTTGGTTCGAACCTGATCTCCCCACGCATTGTATATAGCGTTTTGAAGCATGCCGCCAATGTTGTTAAAGTTCTCTTCACTGTTTCCGTCGATAGTCATATCGTAGACAAAGAAGTTTCTTCCGCCCACCTCTGTCACACTGTCTGCCCAAAACTTTCCAAACTCGTTCATCTGGGCACCAAATGCAAGAATGTCAGAGTTATTGCCCGTAGATATAGCCATGCCTGCAGCCTGTGCCATAGGATCGTGCCAAGTATCTGGGTATTCGTCTGAAGCAAATCGACGCTGATAACCTTGTGGTGTCGGCTCTTCAACTTCGGTCCTTTGCATAGCCGAAGAAATTTTGTTACCAAGCGTACCGGGACTCTGTATGGGATCGAATACTACACGCTTATATTCTTTTCTTGCCGCCCTCATAGGTTCCTGTATTTCAGGAAACTGTGCAAAAGAAGCTTCTACAGCATCCGCAGCATCAGAGTAGGGCGTACCCTTACTGGCGTCGTCTCCAGCAAATGATCGTGCCTTTGCGTTGAAGTGTCGTTTTATTTCTTCCGCTTCGAAGGGAGTGGCAGGAAAAGCCATAAACCTCTCACCATCCTCAGACTGTCTCGCGGATAGTGTAGCAGCTATCTCTGCGAACGATGCGTCTTCAGAAATAAAATTTTCGTTGGGCACTTCTTTACCATCAGGAAGGCGAGGATCATCATACACTACTTTTGTAGGAGTCCTAGATATCAGGAGGAGTTGTTCGAAGTCGGCCTGATCATTGTCCGTAAGATTGCGGAGAGATCGTTCTGCTGCATCGTTGAGTGCTGCAAATGCAAACTTGCCCGTACGACTACGCAAAAACTCAGACTGGGGGCTGAAGAACGCACTGATTGCACCCTCCCCAGAAATTTCCAACTTGTTGAGCAGGTCATCGAACAGGGGCTGCATGTCTATAGACCTGTTACCCATCGCATCGTTTGCGTTTTTATACGCAGCCTGTCCCAGCGCACGTACCTTCTGATCCCGCACACTAGCCATCAACTCTGCCATTCTGCCGGAAGCTAGTTTATGGTCTGCAGTTCCGCGCAACGCATTAACACCCTCCATGCGTTTTGCAAGGGCAGTGTCGAGTTCAACCATAGAATTTACAAGGATGGTTCTCTGTTGTTCTATATCATTCATGGCTCCCGGCGTGAGGCTTACCTCCACGTCAACCAGCTTTTGAAGCAAGTCTCCGCTTATTTCAGAGGATGGGTCTTCAATCACGGATGTTTTGTACTCACGAAGGTACTTTAAGTATTCTGTCTTTCTTAGGTTCATAAGCTTCAGTTGACCATCTGCTGCCGCTTCGAAGCCATTGACCATCATCTCTATGTAGTCCCTGTCGGCTACATCGATCATATCGCCGGACTCCTTCATCATACGACGAAGATTGTCCATGCCCAGAGAGGCCATGCGAAGACTGTCCTCTGCCTCTAGCTGTGCATTAACTGCTCCCTGCAGACCATCAAGATTAGTCTTTAGTTTCTTGATGTTTGTTTTTTCTAGGACTTGTAGGGGAGCCAAGCCACTTGCATGTCCAAAGGAAAGAGTGAAGGCATTCAAAGCCTCAATTCTGGGTTCTCCTTCAGGGAAAGAATTGACGATACGGTTACGAATTTCGCCGTACTTTTGTAGGGATGTAAATACTTTTTCTCTAGCGGCGGGTGTAAGGTTTGCCATCAACTTGTTAGCCTGTTGAAAAGAAACAACCTCTTCAGGAGTTAGTTGCCTGCCAAGAGCATCACTTACGTCATCAAATGTCCTGTCTACAAAAAAGGAACGAGGGGCGAGATGTATGTCCTCTATAAATCTCCCGATGTTAGATACGGGCTGATCAAGAGTTGAAACCCTTCCAAGAAACTTAGCCGATCCCTTTACACCACTAAGAGCCGGACGACCACCAAACGCTGTAACCAAAGCCCCGATCATCCCCCCTGTATCGCCCTCCATTTCCTGAAAGAAGCTAGGTAGGATGTTGTAACCTGCTGTTTGACCTGCAGTGACCAAGACCTCATCGGATATGAGTTCTGCCATAAACGGGTTGCCTGTGTACATAGTGCCCCGCCTAAGATCGTCCATCCTAGTCTGTAAGTTTTGTCTGCGGGTTATGGCATCCTTGAGGGTCATTTCCAGACCCTTTTGAGTGCCATCAGCCACAATTACAATGCTATCATCGCCGCCCCTTATAGCCTGCTGTGTGTGTATTACATCATCATATTTTGCTATTTCAGAGTCTAGCTTGTTTAATTGACGTGCATGTTCAGCATTTTCAGTGGCATCTCCAATCGGTCCCCGGTAGCCAACTGTCCGTGAGAAGTACGATCCTATGTTCGCTTTAAATTTGCGAACTGCTAGTGCGTAACGGTTCTTAGAGTCTTTAATCCGTAAAGCGCGTATGGCATCTGTTGGATTCATCTTTTTTATGTCGGGATTTTTTTCTATGGAATTTTCAATTCTTTTAATTTGTGCTGCACCCCTAGCCAGATGAAACTTGCCGAATGCTGTGGACACTCCAAGATTGGGCAGGAACAAGGCTGCGAACTGTTCTTGTGCAGGAAGTTCTGAAAACCCGAAAGTGAGGAGTGCATCTGCCGCCTCATCAGACACAAGAGGCAGCTTCAGACGCTCCCCTGTCTCTTCATTTATCAGGGGTTCGTATCTTTGTAGGTACGCTTCTCTGCCGTACTGTGCAATGTATCGCTCTTTGAGTTCTTCGTTTAGTCCCGCTGCGTAAGTAGGCTCGAAGTTAAGTCGGTTAGAAATAAACCGGCGGTGATCAGCTAGGTCTGCAACGGCGTCTGATGAGTAGTTCTGCCATGCTTCCGCAAAAGTCCTGTCTGTTGCTATTGAATCTGCCGCTGCACGAAGGGCGTACTCACTGTACACGTACGCAGTCTTAGGTAGCTTGAATGCTCCCTTTGCCAAGTTTTCTGCGTCCCTAGCTACCTGCGGAAAGAATCCAGTCCTGTAGTAGTCTGCCAGAAGTTCTTGGACATCAGGAGTAACAAGACCTCCCAAGCGTTCCTGTAGGTTTATTTGAGATGCAGCTATGTCTTCGGCTTGCTCCTTTTCTGAAGGGCCGAAGCCGCCTATTACGGGCACCTTCACAGCAGGGTCTGTGGAGAGGGTCGGCGGAATGTCCGCTACGAGTTTGCCCGCATCATCACGCTTCGTAAACATGAATTGAGGTTCAGAGGCTTTCTTGTCAACGCCCCTGTTGTACTCAATAACTTGGCGGTTTATAGCAGAGATAGCCTCGACATCGTTCTGTGCTGCCTTTGCTACAAGAGACGGACGAATCGGCGTGTCGCCAAGAGAAGTGATTTCTCCTGACAGAACCTTGTTCACATCAACGCGAGATGGCGGGGTGATGGAAGCCTTTGCTGCCTCTTCGACAGCAGGGAATACTCCCGGACTCATAATTCCAGCCGTCGCACCTACATCCGCTAGGTCTGCTCTTGTTTGTTCTGCCATAGGTGTTTCCTACATTACCGCTGGTTTTACTTGTTGATTAGCATCTACGGGAATCAGTATTCCGCCCCTTACAACATACTTGCCCTGCATGGGGATTCCAGTTTCCTTGTCTATGATCGTAATCCCTGTTTCGTTGTTTCCTGATCCCGGACGAATGTCATAGTCATCTAGGCTCAACCCCTGCTGGGCAGGTACTTCAGGTGCAGCAGCAGCGACAGGGGTTTCATCGCCCTGATCGCCCGGAACTTGGGAAACATCCACGTCAGCGCGAGGAGGTACGGGCTTGGATTTTCTAGGGGCTGTGGTCGCCGCATTTGGATCGAATCGTCTGCTTGTGCTTCTGACCTCATCAAGTCGTGCAATCTCTTCGGCACTACGTAGATCGGAAGCTGCAGGCGGAAGAGGTTCATTACCTCCCGGACCAGTTGGGGCACGGTATGGAGTCGGTGGAGAGTCTATTCTTTCAGATAACATGTTCTGCCGCAGTGTTGATTCATAGTTTTGTGTTTCAGGAGCAGCCGTGCTACTTGCTGAAGCGGCTTGCCCTGCAACAACCGTGCCGGTGTAAGCGGTATATGTAGTTTCGCCATCTTCACCCGCAGTTGCCGTATACGCTATAGGCTTATTGTTTTCATTCATCTGCGCCTGATTGTTGTCGTTATAGGCGTAGAATATCTGCTTATTATCTTCTGTTACTAGACCAGCAGCAGATTCAAAGGCATTGAAAGCGAGTGTCTGACTCTTAGATTTATCTACTGAGCCGACATCAGCACGTCTCTGAAGATGATCAACAGCTACGGCTGCATCTATGACAGCCTTGTTCTGTCTGGTGAGTTTTCCTGTTCCCTCGCCGTAGTTGACAAGTATGTTAAGCTTGCTGTAGCGGGATTCAAACTCACGCTTTACAATTTGTATTTTTGATAGGACTTGATCTACAGTATCGAAGTCGCTGCCCAGACGATCAAGGGCCTGTTGGACATCTTGGTTAGACAGTCGTCCTGACGGGTCAGCAGCGCGGGCCATCTTAAAGGCGAGTCCAAGACGTAGAGAAGCAAGTTCTGCGTATGTTATGCCATCGCTTCGTGGTTCGTTTTTATCACGCTCTCGCGCTTGATCCAGTATATTCGTTGTCAGGCTAGATAGGTAGCCCTCCGTAAGGAATTTTTCATCACTGTCCGTGGGCTGATAACTGTCTGACCTTACAGTTATGCTTGTGGTATCAATTCCTGCTTCTTGGAAGAATTTTTCACGACCACTTGAGTTTGAAAGATCAGCCATAAAAGATTGTGCGAAAGCGACAGGAACCCGGAATACAGCCTGCTTAAACTGTTGGTACGCTCCTATCTGATTGCCTTGCGCCTTGAGTTCAGATGTTTTTGTAGACAGCAAGTCCAGATCATCCATAACCTGCTTGTTTGTGTCTCGTTCAGTCCGCATCTCCCCGAAAGATTTAGTATCATACACATTAATTCCATAATGCAATTTCATCACGTGGTTTTGCCGCGATACTTCTGCCGGAATTACCGTATATATGCTGTCAGGGTTACCCGCCATGTCATCGTCAGAACGAGCAGTTATCATGTAGGGGTACAGAGCAAAAACCTTGCTTTCGAAAGTTGACCCTGTGGACTCTGTTGCTGTGTTGAGTTTCGTGTACAAAGCTTTTGGCGAACTAGACCCGGTGGCCGGAAGAGAATACAAAAACGTGTTCTCTGCTGACGGAGACAGGTTTTCAATGGCTGGTATGTATGAGGGTCCACCCTCTCTCCCCAACATCACAGACGCTTGAAACGCTCCCACCAGAGTAGCATCGTCCATTCCGGGCATCTGTATGGGTTTCGTAAAGTCTACAAATACGTCATTTGAATCTGCGGACTCAAAAATATTCCCCAAGTTTGCGATAGAAAACGCTTGTCCTGCTGCAATGTCTGCGTTATCAGACAACATAAACGGGCCGTAGTCAACGCCCCCATCAGGATTCGATATAGCCCATACAGCCCCAATCTTGTTCGAATCTATATTTTGGTTGTCAACCATCTCTTGAGCGGCAATGGCTGCATCAGACGGACCCTCTGGGGAGTCTGCGGGACGAAGCATTTTAAAGTCTTTGACCCAAGCGAACTGATCCGCATTCCAATTCAAGGGTATAAATGGCTCTCCTTCAGCACGTTTACGGGCATCCCTGTTCTCCTCAATGAGTGCAAATTTTGCACCATTGACTGCGGCGTTCATTTGAGTCCATGCGTTAGGATCATTCTTGAGATACTCTCTGTAAGTATCGTTGCCCATAATTCTTTCGAATTCGCCAAACATAGCCTTTGCTGTACCACCAGTGTAGCTAGTCGGACGGGGTATATACACAGGAATTCTTGTGTTACCGGAGCCGTAGTAAAACTCTGCGCCATCTACATCATCTAGGGTGGAGGACAGAGTAGCCATGTCGAGGTCTAGGCCGTCAGAGGCTGTGCCAAATATGTCGATACCCTCACGATCACTGAGTTGTTTTCTGGCATCCTTAATCATTGCTCGTGCAGCGTTGATACCCGCTGCTGACCTATCAGAGGCAGGCTTCATGGTGTACTCCATCACCAGAGCATCCATAGCATCCACCTTCTCCCTTTCAGAGAGACGCTTTTGCTGTTCTGTCATTATGTTTTGCGTAAAGCCCTTTACAAGGCCCATAGCAAATCCTGCACCTATACCCATACTATTCGCTTCCCTTGACGTTTAAGAAGTTTTCTTCTTTGCGTTCTTCTGGCATGTAGCCCTGCCGGATACCCTCATTGATCTGTTCCCTGACGAACGAGAATAGAGCAGGGTTGTTTTGCTTCATCATTGCAAAGAATGTACGATCATCCATTTCACCCTTGTTCAGTTCGTCAGCATTCTCGAAGAACCTGTAGGGTACGCCCTCTTCTTCAGCCATAGCAGCTATGTACATGGCAAGTGGCCCCTTGATCAGAAGTCCCACATCCGGGTTGAACTTGCCGTCCTGAAAACTTTGAAACAAGTAACCCTCGACGAGAGACTCGACTGAAGCCCCTACCATCAGAAGCTTCATCATTTCCTTCTTGATTTTAGGAACATCTAGGGAACGAGCCGCTTCATTCATCGCCTGTTCAGGATCGACAATCTGTGGGGGCTTACCCCACGGCCACCTCTGATTGTCAGAAATCATTCCATAGCCCGGAGGTGCAGATGAAAATTCATCCTTTGCTTCTATGCTGCCCACTGGGGCTGCATTCATGTCCATCTTCATGTCACTCTACCTTAGATGATTCTAGTGAAAGTGTGGGCGCAGATCGACCTATAGTCGGACTTACTACTGCGTACTCTCTAAGTAGGTCTTTTACCTGTGAATTATTTGAGTATTGGAGCCTGTCCATTACTCGCTGCATCATCGGACTCTGGAATCCGTTGAACGGCTGTGCAGCACTTAGCGTGGGTCCAGCGGCAGGATTGCCACGAGTAAGTTCCTGCACGGACCTAGCCCTAGCGTCTATTTGGCGGTATGAGAAGGGCTGCTCTGTTTCGTCTGCCCCAGTTAATTTTACAAACGCAGAGGCTGCATCCCCCAAGAAGCTGTCTTCTTTTTTGCCCTTGCCCTTTGACGGTGTTCCTCCCGTCGTTCCTGCAAGAAGAGGCAACCCGATAGCCAGTATAGTTCCCAAATCCATTAGGTAGTACCTCCGTCGCTTCTATTCGCTGCCCAGAGAGCGATCCAGTTGCCTACACCCATAGCTAGATTGTCCTTCTGCTCTTGACTGTACAATTCTTTGGTATTTGCAAACTCCATAGCCATGATGCCAACCTCATGCTGACGCTGCAATTCAGACTCACTCTTTTGGAAGTTCCATGCTGCATTATCACGGTACATCTGCCACAGATTATTTAGGGCGTTCTGAGATACATTCAACTGATTCTGGACGTTTATTCGGTTTGTTTCGTTCTGTATCGCTGTCGCAGCAGTGTTTGTTTGTCTGCGCCACTGAACATTCGACTGATCTATGGCAAACTGCATGTTGGCGTTGAACTTTGCCCTAGCATCTCGTAGTGATGCGTTGTACTGCGTCATGGCGTTGGTTTCACCTGCGTTGAACTGCTCCATAGCAGCCACGCGGTTAGCGTTTGCAGCCTCTACTTGTGATCCCAGTTCGGCAAAAAACTCTTCGACCTGTATCTCGTTTTTTGCGTTGAACTGCTGTCGGGCGTTGTCCTCTGCAGCATCCTTGAACATAGCCTGTGTTAGGGCGTTGTATGACAGGGTGTTGCCCTGCTGCCGTGCGTCGAGGTTCTTTGTCTCAGTTGACAAAAGTATCTGCGCGTTGGTGACAGCCCCCTGAAGACGGGCCGACAGATTTGCCTTGTCCATACCCGCAAACACAGCGGCGTTAGCTAGGGCTGTCTGCTGTTGATTGTTCAGATTTTGTAACTGTATCGTGGCGTACTTGTTTGCATCCTGTGCAGCGATAACAACGCCCGACTCCATGACAGCCTGTGTCATAGCTGCTGCAGCCATAGACGAGGCACCCAAGCCACGTGCCTGCATAACACCAGCAACCTTGCGTACGGCAGGTGCGGCCCATGCTGGCATAGGCTTGCCCTCTTCGATGCTGCCAAGCAACTCACTAAGCTGGTATTGGACAGTGGCGCGTTGGTCGAGTTCCTGTGTAGCAGCTACGGCCTGTGATCCAGCAGACACAGTGCCCTCAACCTGCGAGATATCAACCTGCGGACGACGTGCGTCCTCAATCTGTGCCGCTGTCATGCCCGTGATATCGGGAGCGATTTTTGTCGTAGAGGCTACCTGCCCAAGAGAAGGACCAGATACTGTAGGTGTGGCTACAGTCAAGCCAGTTATATCCGCTGTTGATGCGGTTACTGTGTCAGGCTGGTCGATAAGAGTACCCGTGGTTTTTTGAAGTTCGTCATCGCTGACAGTGGGAACTACGGCTGTTACTTGGGGAGTCCCCCCAGCCTCTCCGGCTGCAAGCGTACCAACTTCATCCATCAAGTCCTTGTCGGTAGATATCTTATTTACGTCAGCCATACTAATTCATTCCCATAAATACTGTAACTACCATAGCAACCACCATCACCGTGCTACCCATTATCATTGCTTCCAGCCGCCACATGCGCTTGTCGAGTGCTTCCAGTTTCTCTTGCACAGAAGCGTACCGAATGGCGCACTCCTTCTCGTGTGCCTCAAGTTCCATCTGGGTTTTGAGTACGGGTTCCATTGCCAGCTTCATCAGTCGGCGTCAGCTATGGTCAGCGTACCGGCTGCGACCTGTCGCATGATTTCGTCGCTTTCTTTATTGGCAGCATCGTTAAGAGGCACATACATCTCCACACCGTCAATGGTAGCTTTGATGCTGGAGTTAGTGCCATCAATAGGATGTGCAATGTATTGTGCGTTTGTAATGTTCATCTCATCCATGTCTATAACTCCGCACTAATATCAAGCACACCATTGTGAAGGTACTGAACATCGTTGGCATTTCGACTTGTTGCACTAGCCATAAAAAAGTTCATTGTCGTAAAGTCACTAAATGTTGGTGTGCCGGTATAACCTGAACCGCTGCTAAATGCAGTGCTTATAGAAACACTGGGAGCCGCCCTCATTACTACAGGTATGTTATACTGTGTGAGAGGCGTACCCCCATCGTGATGCCATCTACCAGCCAAATGGTATGAAAACTCTTCAGTCCGAATAAAGTACCTCTGACACCTAATCAACTCATCGCCAAACGACCGATGCTCAAACGGCGTGGCCTGTTCGCCAACTTCCATCTGCACTCCGGTGATGTACCATTCGTTACCAACCGTGTCGGCAAGATTTACCTGACTGGGGTGTA